TTGTGAGTGAGTTGAATAATGTAGACTTTCCGACGTTCGGAAGTCCGACGATGCCTAATTTCATTTTTGATTTTACCTATTCAAAAACCCATTGTTTAAGGGATTCTTGCCTTTCTATTTTTGATTTATGTACCAATTCTGTACCAATTTAATCGGATATACTATATTTTTGATTATTTTATATTGCTTTGAGTGCTTCCGCCACTCTGTCCATTTCTAAGTTCTTTTGCTCGTCTGTCGTGTGAACGTAAAGGTTCATTGTGATACCTATGTTCGAGTGTCCTAATATTGTCTGCAAGGTTTTTGGAGTCATACCGGCTTCAATACATCTTGTTGCGAATGTATGTCTTAATACGTGCATTGAAAATCTCGGTATGTGTGCTCTGTCACACGCTTTGTAAATTCCGGTATCATATGTGCTGTTTTTCACCGGTGCTCCGGTCTTACACAGAAACACTCTGTCTCTCCATTGAATGTCAATAAATTTGAATGAAGCATTTTTGGCTTTCTGCAATTTCAATAGCGATACGGCTTCATCAGTGAGTGGAATTGTCCTATATCCTGATTTGCTCTTAGGTGGTCCCTCTCTCCATTCGCCTGTTGAATGCCTGTACTCTAAGCTCCTGACAATTTTGATTGTTTTGGCTTTAAAGTCTACATCTTCCCATTTAAGCCCCACAAGCTCGCCTGTCCTTAGCCCAGTCTGCAAGGCAAATCTGTATTGATACTCATATGATGTGCCTTTGATAGCTTCGCAGAATTTTTTCTGATTTTCAATCGTCAATGCTTCTTTCTTTGAGGACTCCTTGCCAATGTCGGATTTCACCATGCGATTGCACGGATTTTTGGGGATAATCTCGCTTTGATATGCATAGTCAAGCATATTGTATAACGCTATGCGTGTCTGATATATCGTTGCCGTTCTGTAATCCTCGTCAGCCATATTAGTCATTATCTTTTGGCAGTGAAGCGTATTAACCTCTCGCAGTATCTTATTTCCGATAACAGGCTTTATGTTGCGATTGTATCTCTCAGTGTAGTTTCTTAGCGTGTTAGGTCTTACTGTGCGCTTCTTAACGCTTATCCAGTAGTCAAACCATGCATCAACCAACATGTCAGACGGAAAGTCGGGGTTGCTGTGCTCATCAGTGTACTGCTCATCGGCAAGCCACTTTTTACACTCTTGTAGTTTTGCAAATAATTTCTGTACTCGCTTTCCATTCCTTGTCGTGTATCTGCCGACATAGTACTTGTCTTTTCTCTGACTAATGCCTCTGCCTAATTCTTTACCTTTCAAGTCCTTTCCCATATTAAATTTTCGCTCCTTTCACTTATGGAAAAAGCCTTATGCAATTTATTATAATATCACATAAGGCTACATAAGTCCACATTTGATTATATCTCTATCGTCTCTGCGATATACTTTTCAAACTCTTTTCGCTTGATTAATCGTCTCTTTCCGACATACATAACAAATTGGCACCTTGGGTTGTTTGTTATTTCTCGGAGCTTATTTACTCCGATGTTACTGTATTCCGCAGCTTCATCAATCGTCAGCGTTACTTTTTCCCATATTGGCACTTTGTTAATCATCGCCTGACTCCTTTCTATCTTTTCCTTAATGGTTGCCACTCTCCGGGAAGTGGTCGTTTTTGAAATTAATAGTCTCTGTGATACTTCTTCAAGGCTCTTATCAGCAACTAGCAGCTCAAAAACTTCCGCTTCTTCATCGGTGAAATTGGCATTTTTCATAATTTCTTCAAGTTCCGGCTTAGTAAGTTTTGAAAACTTCATAAGCCTGTCTCCTATTCTTCGGTTTTGCTTGCACTGTGTATACAAGTATTTGAGTATCGGCATGAGCTGTTACGCGGCTTGTTGTCCTCGTATGCACATTGTCTTTCAATCGGCTCTATATCACTTATAGTTCTGCTGTTCATCTGTTCTCCCATTCCTCGCAAATTAAAATCTGCTAATTAATCAACATATAAATCTCCATAAGCATCGTATCTAGGGCACATGCCACCTCTGTAATTAAAAAAGTAATGTACCCCTGTTTGAGTATCTTTGTATTCTGCTACATCAGTACTAGGGCTGCCTGTGCGCTTCGCAACACGTATTTTGGTTAGCTGCGGTCGGTGTAAATATCTTGCTACAGACTACACATTTAATTGGCTTGTAGTGCTTCATTGCTATCTCCTTGCTTGATATTCAGATTTTTAAACATAGCACACATAACATCTACTACAATTGAGTTGCCGAATTGCTTATATAGTTGCGTATTACTGTTTACTGCTGCCATTTTGTCAATATCTTCATCAGATACACTCATCAGCCGTCCGCACTCTCTAGGGGTTAGTTTTCTAATACGATATTGTGTGGCAATATGGCTATTCGCATATCCGTGTGTTCCGGCTACGAGATTAGCCGATATGCCGTTATCAGAAATAACTGTGCCACGTTGGGAACCGTTGCTTGATATTTGACCGACTTTTTGGATATTATTTTCAAGCAATAAATTATCTTTCTGCACACTCGTTAAGCAATTACTTGTACCTTGCATATTCACCTCTAATCTCTGCTCTGTTAGACTTCCCGCAGTTCTATCTGACGGATTATCGGGATTTCTGCCACGCATAGCAACTATCTGACTTTCACACACCTTAATCTGTTGCGTACCACCGCCCTCAACTGTTGTGATATTAGGGCAAAGTGCATTTTCATCATATACTGTGTTTGATTGATGTTTGCCTGTGCCATTATCCATAAATCCTAACTGCTTTGCTTCAAGTATTTTTGGCTCTTGATTACCACCTTGCATTGTACCCAATGTCGGACTGCACCCCCCACATCATAAATTCTGCTGGTGCTCTCAAATTTTGCTTCAAGAGAGCCTATTACATTTACATCTGCCATTACTTCAATCACTCCATTACTTCCATAGTTATCAAGGCCTTTATAATCTCTTGCCCTAAGAGTTACGGCTACATCAATCGGTTTGCCTGCCGTCTCTCCCATATCCTTTAACAACCAAGTTTCCATCTGACCGCAAGTTTGATATTCCGCAGTCATATCTTGCCTTGATACAGTTTGCAACTTCTCTCTGCTGTGGCTTATTGATTGTTCCGTCAACGCAAGTCTGTCTGTCTGTCTGTCTGTCTGTCTGTCTGTCAAGATTGTGTTGTGGTAATGTACCATTGTCAATAAGCTGTTTTATCAGCTTGTCAGCCTTTTCATTGTTGATGTAATACTTTTCATCTACATTATCCTCAAGATAGTCTTTCAGCTTCTTTTTGAGTGGTATAGGCTGCGGAAAATAATAATTGTACTCACCCAGGAATGAAAACATAAAACATCTTTCACGATTTTGTGCTACACCATAATTTTTAGCATTCAAGTCTTGGTAGTAATTTGTGTAACCTAGGCTCTCAAGGAAATCTAGCCACTTTCTAAAGTCAGGCATATTATCCTGGCTATGTACTTGTGGCACGTTCTCCATGAATAAAATCTGTGGCAATTCTCCGTTGCTATCTCTGATTTCTGTTAGTATTCTCTCAACTTCCCACAACAGACCGCTTCTTGTGCCACTGCCCTTAGACATTCCGGCTTGTTTTCCGGCAACTGATAAATCTGTACAAGGGAATGAGTAAGTAAGTAAGTAAGTGAATGCATTTGTGTCACAGATATTCAAATCTTCCGCATGAACCTTAGTTATATCCATTGTGGGAAAATCTGTACCATGCACTGCGTTATAGCTTGCTATGGCATACTTATCAAACTCCACAACTCTGTAATGCTCAAACTTTGCGCCTATTCTCTTTAGTGCCATTGCCTGACTTCCGTAGCCGTTCAGCCAGCAAATAACTCTATAAGACGTATTGGCTTTGTGACCTTGATAGGCTCTCTAATTATGTCGAATAATGTTATCTGCTGCATTTCATCACTTCCTCTCTGATAAATTAATTAATGTTTAATATTTTCACTACACCACTGCTCTTGTATCTCATCATCAGTCTTATCTCGTCCGTGAATGTCGTACCACGCAAACGCTACCTCTGTCAGACCGATTATGCCGAATACTATCAGTGCAGTGTATACTACTGTTGTTGTGTCGGTCATTCTTCATCGCTCCAATCTAAGTCTATTTTCTGACCGCAATTATCACAATATTTCTGTTTGTTAAGTAAGCCCTTACCATTGCAACAAGGGCATAAAGCAAATTCTTTATCTTCTGTAAAATCCGGTTTCTTCGATACCTGCTTTTCAAGTGCCTGTATTGCTATTCTCATTGCTTCTGCAAGCTCATCTTTAGTTGTATTTAGCGGTATCCCTTGAGGATTACTAAAGGATGTTGCAAAAACAATAGTATTACAGATTTTAATTGCTTCACTCTCTGTCATGCTATCCCTCGCTTTCTAATAATTCTGCATTATCAAAGATGTTTCCGACAACTTCATATTCAGTATCATATTCAAGCCTGTGCTTATAATATTTTTCGTTAGGAATTGTACATATAATTTCAAAATCTCCGAATGTTATGAGCACGTTCCCCTTGCTATTATTTATTTTTACAATATCATTCTCCCAAATCAGATTGCCATTCTTGTCTTTCAAGCCTGTGCATTGGCAGATTGTGGTTGGGTCTACTTTGTACCATCCGTCTGTCTCTCCGCTAGAATAAAACATTGTGTTAGGTTCAAATATTAGATGGACTTCTTTGCCATACACATCTAAACCTTTTACATAATATCCTTGCACCCATTTTCCGCCGTTATAGACTCTCTTTGCCTTGAATAAGTATCTATCTTCCATATTTTCTCATTCCAACCTTTATTTTGATTATGGATATATTTTTTTCTTACTCTTTCTTTTTCACGCTTCTCTTTTGCTTCCGGGAAAATAAAATCCATAGCATCATTCCAACCCTTTGTATAATCATCTTCATAATCTCTTGCCGTTGGTGTGCCCTTGTATAATGGCATTTTAACCATATTTTCTCCTATTCCGCTTCTGATTGAAGCCATTTTAATATACCATTTGTACAAGGCACTTTCATGCATACACATTCCAGTTCGTAGGCACATTGCCCGCACGTATCTTTAGTACTAATCCATTCTGCTAACTCTTCATCCGACATATTCCTTATCCTGTCGGCATTGGTCTGTTTGCTATCACATCTGCAACAAGGCTCATTATCTCTTGAATTGCTGTTGTGCTGGCAGTTGCAAGTACTATTAATACTGCCATTCAATTCAGCCAATTTGTTATAATAGTATCTTATATACTCCTTACCATACATATTTACTGTCTTTTCAAACTCGTAAACAGCATTACATTCCGCAAGCTCTTTTATTTGTTTGCTACTACACATTATTCTCCACCTCTCAATTCTTTCAGTTTTGTTTCGGCTTCTGCTTTTGTGAGGAATACTGTTTTGCCAAACTGCTTATCATAAAAACCTATTGAACTATCAGGATTTGCACAAAGCAAAGCTTCAATGTAAAACTCGTTTCTCCCTGTCCCTAGTGTACTGTGGTAATCAACTCGGATAACTCTGTACCTCTCCGCTTCACCACAACCCAACACGCCGTTGACATATACTGTATCTCCAACTTTACAAGGTAAAATAACAAGCCTGCCCTGTCCCTCTAAATCCTCATAATCTTTTAGCTTTCGATATACTGCATCTATTTCTTCACAGTCTGGCTCGCAAGCACGTTCCCATAATTCATCATCTATCCATGATGGATTGCTTTCTGTTAATCTCTCCATTACTGCTCCTTTCCGCAAGTCTGGCTAGTTTCCATGGTGTTGCATGCTCACCGTCACTCCACGATGTTCTTCCGTCAGCCCAAGCATAAACGCTTCCATTCTCATATTTTGCAAAATATCTTTTACCCCACTCGGAAAAAATGTTATCTCTTACCAGTATTGGTGTATCAACTGTAACTTTTGACCAATCAATTGGTGGTTCAGCATATTTGCTATTCGCCCATTTTTCCGCTTTATCCCCGCAATAGGCATAACCATGAGTATTGAATAAACAATCTTTACACTCTAATTCATAGCACGCTATCAGCTCTAATGTTGCTTTGTTAACTGCTATTTTGCTACCGCCACAAGCAATATCTAAAATCTGTTCTGCAAATTTCTCTCTATTTGTCATAGTTTTGTACTCCTTTCCCATAATCCGGCATATGTTTGAATCTCTCATATGCCTTATTGTCTCTGTGTTTTTCCATGTATGCTTTCTGCCTATCGTCTCTCATCTGCTTTATGTGAGCATTTTGTGGGCTGTCGTTATCCCATGCGTAAGTCATTAATCAATCACTTTTATGTACCTTTCATCAACGTAATTAACTTCATCAGCAAGGCATTGTGCCACCTTTGGCAATGTCAGACCGAATTGATTAAATTTATACAGCGTGTCGATTAAGTCCCTAAATTCTGCGATAAACTCTTTAATTTCCTTAACCGACAATTTAAACATCAATTTAAGTGCCGTACACGCTAAAGTCATGTAGCTGTATGCCGTGTCATTTAAAAGCTGTCGTGTGTCGTTTATTGTCAGTGGATTATTCCTCTGATAAATCCTAATCAACTGCTGCATTGGGATTAAATTAATCTCTTCCTGCACATCAATGCCGTATCTAACTTTCAAAAGTTCAGCAAGCGTTTCAGTTTTCATTTCATTTTCGGTCTGTGCCCTTTCAAGGTACTCATTTATGGTTCTTTCAAGCCTTACAATGCGCTTATTGCCGAATCCATGATGTAAATACAGTACATAGTAGCCTAAGTCCATAAAGTCTGTGAAAGACCGACTTACGAGCTTTCTACGGCTATTGCTGTTTTTCAGCGTAACTCTCTCTGATTTTGTCCACGTAAAATCCGGCTCTCTGTGCTTTTTCTTTGGTTTCAGTTTGTTGCTCATATTTCTTCATTCTTTCTTCAAGTTCTCGTCTCGCCCTAATGAAACAGGCTTCTGTAGTTTCTTCTGCGACTTTTACAATCTCTTTACCGCGCCACCGGATAGTTATTTTTGTTTCCTTGCTATTGGTTTTGTAAATCATTTGCAAGTCATATTTCCTTTGCAGCGGTCGGTAAAAATCGTAAAAATCTTTCAAGGCGTCCATTGTGGACTCCTTTCTTTTATCTTCTGCCGTGCGATGTTTGCCTTTTCACAAGTTGCGTTCTTAACGTTTTGCTGATAGTGCATTTCGCAGACCTTATATCCGGGTTTTACCGGATTATCACAGAAAAAACATAGCCCTTGTTCGTATCTGCCGGTTCTTTCGGGCATTTTAACTCGTGCTCTTCTCATTGTTTCTCTGCAAAATGTGCAAGTGGTATGCCCCGGGTCTGCTTTTCTCTTGCGACAGCGTGTGCATATGCCATTTGCCTTGTCTTTTTCGTACCTCGCTTTTCGCCATGCTTTTTGTCGCTCGTTGTATTTTTTTACATCAGCAGTGCGTATCTTTGACATGGCCTCGGCTGATTTTGCCCTACACTCAACACAACTTTTTTCGTCACCATATAGCAAGTTTTTACCACATCTAGGGCAAACACCAACTGCCTGTAATTTTTTATAAAGCTCTCTGCCATATGCTGTACGTTTGCTGTTACATGCCGTGCAAACCACACCTTCTCTATCAAGTGGCTTTCCGCAAAGCACACAAAGGTTACTGGCTTTTCGTTCTTCATATCTCTGCCTAGAATACTTGTCTTTTATCATTTTTTGCTAGGAGTAAAACATGTTTTAATTGGTCGACCAAAACCTCTTTACCTCCTATCTTTTCATCTGCTCGATACGTTCCTTAATTTCTTTTGGCATTGGAACACCTTTAATCGGCTTATTTTGGCTTTTATTATCTTCAAGCGATAATTTTATCGTCTGTTGATTTTTAGAACCGATTTGAGCCGAATACGAGCTTCTATTGGTACTTTCAATCAATACCTTTATATCCTTTGGCATTCTTTGATATTCCTTATCTCGACTAACAACTGTCCTATAGGTTCTCATAAAGTTTGACTGCACTACGTTTTCAATGCTGTTTATGTCCGTCAGTGCCCAGTTCCTAAGATTATCAGGGCTTCCGACAGCCTTTTGTACGAGTGGTGGTAGCTTGTTAAATTCTTCAACTGCACCATAATAGCCATTCCGCAGTGCCTTGCTGACAAGCAACCATGCTTCCATTTCGTTAAGTTCCTGTGGGGATTGAACATCGTACAGTTTGTTAATTAGCTGTCCGATGCTCGGTGCAAATCCGCTTGTATCGGAATGCACGTAAGCTTTCAATGCCATAGATATTTGACTGTAGCTGTATTCTTCCAACATCATATTCCACACATCTACTGTCTCTGATAAATTGCTCGGCTTGTAATTGGGGTAGCAATCACACATTATGCGAATGATTTTAACTGTCTCGTCTCTTGTCATTTCTCTACCTCATACATTGTCCCAATCAATGGTGCCTTTATTAGCTGAATGTGGCTCGTTGTCCTTTAGTGCAAACAACCCTTGCCAACAATGGTCTACTGACTGATTAAGAATTTTAACTGCCAAATCATTGTCACCCTTTGAAAGTCTCTCAATAGTGTTCATAGCTCGGTGTAATGCCATGTCGGTGCATATCGGTTTCTTAATCTTCTTTCGCATTGTCAGATATTCCTGAAAAGCACTCTCCAGCATTGCATCATCAGGGTAGTAGACAGTTTTCTTTTTAGATATTGATTTATCAATATCTTTTTCTTTTATATCCTTAACTATACTATCCTTAACTATACTTACCTTACCTATACTTTCCTTACCTACGGATACATCTTGTATACATTTTGTATCCATTTTGTTTACATCAAGCGTATATGCCTTATTTTTCTTTAATCCCAACATTGATTTTTCTTCAACATAATCAGTAGGTCTGTATCTGTCAGCCTGTATGTAATTGTGCATTTTCCAATGCTTAATCACAATTACACCGCTTTCGAATAAGAGCACAAACGATTTTGCAAGTAATAGTTTAAAATCATCATCGGAAGCACCGCACATTCGCTGTATTTTCTTAGGATTATTAACAAATCCATCATCGTCAGCATTCATAGATAGGTGAAAATAAAGCATTTGAGTACTGCTCGGCATATCGAGAAAAGCGTCACTTTCAGTTATTTTCTTAGCAAACATTCTACGTTCTGCCATTTAATTAATCTCCTATTTTCTTCAAGTTTCGGTTGATATATTTTAATCTTTTTCCTCGTTGTTTATATTGTTATACCTTTTTCTCAACGTGTTCTGCACCTTGTTCATACCCTTGAAACCACCGACAATAAAAGCTATTTCTGCTCTATTTTCCGTTGCCTTTGTTTCCGCTTCCATATCGCGTAGTCCGTATTCAGCCTGAATAATTTCATTTGCAGTAATTCTTTTCAGAATTTCTTCACATTTCTTCTTGCTTAAAATCTTCATTCTGAATCACCCTTTCCGTTCCTATATTCTTCTATTGCCTTATCAACTCTGTCTTTGCCCCAATCTGCACTACAGTACCACTCAACAGCTTTAAAAACAGGGCTTAACATTTCAAAGAGTGTTTCCACTCTTATTTTAGCTGATTTGATATATTCAACTAACCGCCTTGTATCTTTTGCCACATCTTCGTATCCGTTTTGATTGAGATAATCAGACATTTCTTCCAATAATTCAATGTTGCTGTACTGCATGAGGTCGTCAATTTCTTTTGAGTATAAATAGTTCCAACTTCCACCGCTCACTCTTAATCACCCACTTTCAATAAATCCATAAATTTCTCATACTGTTTCTGTGACACCTTATTATTAGCCTTGTCTTCTCTCAACTCGATTTTAAGGTGCTTTTCTGCTATAGAGGATAATTCCCTTGCTAACACCTTTTTGCCCTGTTGTACGCCTTGCATATAGCCTTTAGGTGCTTTTCTCTCGCCTATTGAACCACTAGCTCGATTTTCCCCTTGACCACCTAAACTGACATTTCTAAGCTGATAGCCTTTATCAGCATATAGCTTGATGTAATACTTCTCTTTCTCGTCAAGCTGACTTTCGGGGAAATTCAGAAATTCAACTCGCCAACCATAAGGATTTTTCTCTTTGTCATACAGCTTGTGTTTGCGTAAACTAAGGTCTATATGCTGTTCATAGCCTACAAGGTGGCTTGCCAATCTGCTAAGTGTATGTACCGCCTGTCCGATATAAGCATACTTAAAACCGTTTTCATCTTCTCGGAGTAGGAAGTAAATCCCACTCCTGTCATTCAGCTTTGGATTCAGCTTCAATAGTCGCTTTTTGTTTTCCTGTTCTATCGCCTTGGCTCTTGCTATGTTCTGATAATTCAAGCGTTACCACCTGCCTTCACTATCTCGATTGCCTTATCAATCCACTTAACATCAGCGTTCATATTCTCATATAGCATATAAGCCTTAGTTTCTTTTAACTGCTCCACAACCTTGTCAACATCATAAGCGGTCGGATATTTATCCAGTAATAGCAATACTGCATTTGTATTGAGCAAAGTTCCATTACTTAAAGTAACCGATTTTAAATCTTTCTTTAGTGTGTCTGTATCAATTAGCCTCATACTTCCACCTCTTTAATTAAATGGTAATTCCTCGTCAATACCATCAGGGATTGACATAAAGCTATCATCGGGTTTTGGCTGTGGCTCTGCGCTGCTGCCACTTGAATTTTTACTGTCGCAAAATTCCAACTTAGATATGTTGCAATCGTTAGTGTAGACTGTGTTTCCGTCTTTATTCTTGTAACTGCCTGTAGTCCACTCACCGATAACTGCAATCTTTGAACCTTTAAATACGTGCTTTTCTACTGTTTCAGCAATCTTGCCAAAAGCCACGCAGTTAATGAAGTTCGCCTTATCGTCTTTCTTCTTAAAATTCTTATCAACGGCAAGTGTAAATCTTGCTATTGCCATTGCATTTTCACCCTGTGCATATCTAATATCCGGGTTTCTAGTCAATCGGCCCATTAATGCTACAATATTCATTATTTTTCCTCACTTTCTTCATTACTGCTTCTTTTCTCTCTTAATCGCCTCATCAATATACTTCTGACAAGCTTTTATACAATCTTCTTGATTTTTAAATTCTATCTCATTCCATAAGCTGTTGTATCTTATATCTCTTTCATCATTAGAATCTATGCAGTAATACCAACTATCTAAATTTGATGAGTAATTTATATGACATTCAAACTTTTTGTACTTGCCTTTGTAGAATTTGCTACTATCAAATCTCCTTGTAATATCTTTGAGTCTCATATACTACTTTCCCTCTTAATTATCTTTTTTTCTCTTTCTTCTTGACTTCTACAAGACGGTCGGCAATAGCTTCTTTAATAATCAAAGTATTGTATCTTTCAAGGCTGATTGTTATTGTTTTATCCTCATACTCTCTTGTATTTCCTAAAATATCTTTGTATTTAGCCATACAATCTCCTTTCCACTTTTATTATCTTTCTTGTTTCTCATATTCTTCCATAGTTGGTCTTTTCCCATCTAAATCGTTCCAACTGTAAAGCTTGTGATTTTCGTCTTGCCATTGACTTTTGTAGCAATTTCTGCAACTACATCTTCCGCTTAGCCAACGCATTTCTCCGTAATACTCTGGTTTCCCACAATGCTTACAAATTATAATTTTATCCACATCTTTCTCCTTTCTAAAAAGGGCACTCATTAGGATTAGCAAGTAGCCATTCCTTGTTGCGCTCTGCAACGTCCACATTCGCCCCATAAGCGACTTTTTTCATCTTCTCGATAAAACTATCCCTATCAGCATTTTCACTTGATAAATGGCACATTATGACGTTCTGCAAGCTATCTGAATAATTTGCCTTAACAAAATCGCAAGCTGTGTCAATGGATAAGTGGCCTCTGAATACGTGATTAGCTTTGCCTGTGTTATCTCTGTCGATTAAATCCTTATCATAATTCACACCTAAGAGAATGTGGTTTATGTCTTTAAACTTCCACTTGACAACCTCACAATCCGTTATATAAAGCATTCTCCCCATTTCCTTGTGAGTAATCAGAAATCCGAATATCGGGCAAGGTGTTCCGTCTGCATTGGTATGTGTCCAATTTCCGTCTATTGTTGTCAAATCAAAAGGCTTTACTGTAAATCCGCCCATGTTCATTGACATATAATCAATCTTCAAATATGGTGCATAAATCGGTATTCCCATTAACTTAAAATCTTCAGCCGATAATGAATGGTCTTTGTGCCCGTGCGAAATTACAGCTCCAACAACATTTGATATTTTCCAATCAATGCCCTTTTTAATAGTCTTTTCCGACACACCCAAATCAAGTAATAGGATTTCTCCTGTGTCACTAATTAGAGCATATGTATTGCCTGTACTTCCTGTTGCTATACATTTAAGCTTCATCATTTCGCACCTACTGTTATAACTGCCGGATTTACAGCTCCGCCTCCGTCATAGTCATACTTTTTGTTATGCCACTTTCTTAAATACTCTCCGTATTCCCAGCACTGCGAAAGAATACTAACTGCACATCCGTACATAAATCCTGTTATGCCCTCTGTGTCTGCTTCACGGCTCAATCTGTCTGCATTATCAGCAAAGCACTCCGTAACATCGTTGCTCTTGTCAATTTCTGCTTCTAACAGTTCAGCCCACCTTTCAGCATAAGTGAAACAAGCTCTGCTGTATCCGTCACTATTCTTGTCGTACCAATCCTTGTATTCTTTCTCTTTACCTTTAATAATTCTCATACTCACACCTCGATTTCATCATCCTGTGGGAACTGAAAAACAACATTATTGATAAAATCTACTTTTGACGGCTGATTTTTTATTTTCACCATAACACCGCACTTCTTTAATCTTTCAAATTTCTTTGCCACATCTTCTGAAATATCAACATTCTGCATTACAATCGGCATACCGATATATGCTTCTCTAAGCATTTCCATAGCCTTAAGTGCCTTTGCTTTGGTGGAATAAGTTGCAATAAGACTGTTCAGAAACACTTCCGGCGGTTCTGCGACATTTTTAACCGCAACAATTCCATAATTCCCGCCACTACTATTTAATATTGAAAAAACAAAGTTTTCATAAGAAACATCTGTTTTTCCTGTCTGTGAAATTACTCTCATATCAGCTCTCCTCACTCTGCATGAACGGCGGTAGTTCCTCTGACTGCTTGTCGGCTGTGTCAGTCGGCTCTACATCAATTATGTTGTCCTCGTCAAAATCTACTGTGTTTGCGTTCTGCTCAATATCGTAGGCAACATCCTGTTCAAGCATTTCATCGTGGCTGATTTCCTCGTAATCATCTTCTTTACCAAAACCGCTATGAGTATTGTTGATAGCTTTGAGAAGTCTGTTCTTAACAGTTTTCATAGCCATCTGGTCTGCGAATTTCTGATGAACTCCGTTTCCAGTCTCCTTATATCCGTATCCCTGTTTCCAAGCGGTCTTTATCTGCGCCATAGTCATAACTTCTGCAATCTTCTCACCATTTCCCATAATCGCTACCGCATAAGCACCAACAATCTTGTCATTGTCGATATTCTCAAAGCTCTGTTCGTGGCAATCAATAATTGTCTTTGCATCCTCCTTGTGGTACTTGAATACATCCCCTTTATAAATAACTGATGCATTAATGTCTTTAAGCCCATATCTTCTAGCAAGACAAGTTGCACCGTAAACAGACGGCTGACAGCTTAATTTGCCCGCATAAGCGACTGGGTAACACTGTTTCTTTCTTATTGATAATCCGTCTGTTACCATTTCAATAAGTGCATTTTCGATACTTGCCCTTGTGCAACTCTGTAATACAGGCTTCTTATTCATATCCTGTGTGTCCTGTAAAATAAGCATTGCTGACATAAGCTCATTTGTGTAGTTGTAATCTTTAGGAAATGTTAAGCCAAATTTCTCTTTCTGCTTAATTTTTACAACCATTCCCTCTGTAAAATCTTTTGCTACAAGCTCTCTGCTTTCAGCTTCTTTCTTTTCTGCAACTGCTGTATTCTCTGCCATAATTAATCCTCCTAAATCTCATTAAAAACCTGAACCGCAAACAGTTCATTAGGTGTCTGCTTGAATAAAACTCCGTCAGATATGACTGTATACATATATCCGTCATACTTAAGTTCTACAGTATGCTTCTTACCGCCCATGTAATAATTTCTCTTCTTAATACTCATTTCTATTCCTCACTTTCTTCAAACTCTTTTAACTGTTCTGCTAACTTCTTACACTCTTCTGCTACATATTCTTCTGTGCGAACTATCGTGCCATCAATGCGAAATCTGTCTTCACACTCAATCTTCATAGCAAGGCGCTCTCTGTAATTAGGAAATCTCTCATAAGCGAGTTCAAGTTCTTTTGCGTCATCGCAATGTGCACAGTCAAATCCAAACCACCATAAATCACTTTCTATCGGATAGTTTGAATTTTCCCCACCATCCGCAAAGGTAATACCGCCGTGGCACGAAAAATATGCTTCGATTCGTATTCTTTCGTCTTTATCAAGGCAAGCTCCAAGCAAAGGAAAAATACCGCTTATTTTTCGGTCTCCGACATCTGCTTTCTTAATTTCGAGATAGTCTGAATACTCTTTACCATATAAAGAATGGTTTTTAGGAATGCCTACATATCCGCACCTATGCCCCATCACATTGAATGTAACGACACATTTATATCCTGCGTGTTCAAACTCTCGTTCTACAATATATCTATCATTCGTCATATCACACCGCCTCAATCACAAGCTCTTTGTCCTGTGTATGCTTCAACATAATCAACTGGTTATCAATCTGTGGTATTCTCCAATCGTCAACGCTTTCTGTATCATCAATGATAATTGGAAAATTAACGTTTGCCACTTTCTGAAAAGCTCGGCACACGTCAACCTCAACTAACATCCTTGCGCCATGATTGAGATTTCTCGCGTACGCTTCGCCATTGTATACAAAGTCGCAGCACTCCTCAGTATCACCATTTAAAAGCGGTCTAAACAGCTTTGCTGTGGCAAAATTCAGATACTTATTAACGTCAGCCTGTAAGAGTTCGTTTTTCTTACGAGTAAACTCTTTCAGCAAGTCAAGTTTTCTCTCCCAATCAGCTATCTCCTGATTTAGGTCTTTTCTCTTATCTTCAAGGTCAGCTATGCTATCATCTATACGCTTGTTATTTGCCACACCAAGCTCAATCTTTGTATCAACTGACGATACTTGCCTTAACAGTTCGTTTCGCTCGTTTTTGAGCTTTCTGATAAGCTCCGATGTATCGTTTTCATCTGCAAGAGCTTTCTCTTTTTCCTCGATTTTAGCTTTAAGTGCCTGATACTCACTGTTACCTGTCATATCAACATCAGTAGGCACTTTTCTAAGCTCTTTAGCGACAATATCATGTCTTTCTGTCAGCTCCTTAAGCTCTGTCCTCTTATCCTCGACAGCCTGTTTAAGTTCCTTTTCAAGGTAGGCTATCTCTTTGCTATTGTTTAATAGTGCATTGCCCTTATCTTCGAGTGCCTTAAGGTTCTTTGCTTTTCGCTCCTCAAATTCAGCTCTCATGCTCTCTATCTTATCTTCCGGTAACTTCTGACCGCACATCGGACAATTAACACTACTTTCATCAAAGGCAAGCTCCTTTGTCTTTTCCCAATCGGCGCGCACCTTTTCTAAGTTTTCTGCGCAAAATCCGATTTTTCTTTCAGTACTTTCAATGCTAGTCTTTTCGGCTTTTATCATTGACTCTGTTTTGTGAATTGAAACATTGTAGCCGTCAAGCTGTAACTGTAGCTCCATACGCTTTTTTTGATTGTCGGCATTAGCTTCTCTTTCCATGTCTGAAAGCTCAAATTTAAGGTTCATAATGTCCTCTGTGGCTTTCTGCTTGTCCTCTAAAATTTTGTTGTAGTCGGACAGCTTATCTTCAATTTCCTTAAGCTGTGGCTCGTAGGTTTTCTTTTGCAATTCAAGCTCTGCAAGGTCTGTATACTCATTGGTGGAATGAATTGTATCAATCCTTGTTGAGATTTCGTCTCTTTCCTTGACGAGTCCTTTTGAGCCATTCCTACCGCCTGTGCCGTTTAGCTTGCCACGGCATGCTTTCTTAAGCTGGTCTACATCCCCATCGTCAAACATCGGTTTAAGTTCAGCAAACTGCGGAAACATATCGCAGATTTCTTCATCGGTATGTGTGCCAAAATAACTTGCAAGTGCTAATCTCTGCTCCGCCTGTGGCTTGTTGAGCAATGTCATGGCATTTAAGCAAAATGGTAATACTCCAAGCTCTGCCATGTTGTCATTGATGTACTGATTGTAGTCAGCCATTTTATACGGCACATCATTGATTGAGTAATCAGTAACACTGCCTGTAATCTCGCCTTTTTTGTTGCGCTTCTGCCTTGTGACCTTTTTCAGAGTCTTTGCCTTTCCGTCAACCTCAAAGGTAACAGCTCTTACAATGTCAACATCGTCAATCTCAATTCCGCATTCATCATGCGGTCTTATGCCTGTAATCTCTCTGTCGTTCTCATCGTGGCAATTCAGCACATCAAGAATAATTCTCTTAACTGTTGATTTGCCGACTTCATTCTGGCCGGACAACACAGTTTTCATTGAAAAATCTGTGTCTAATGTGTTTTTGCCGTAGAATTTGCAAAAATTCTGTGCAAAAATGTGTGTAATCTTCATTGCGTTTCCTCTCTTTCTATTTGTTTATGGTTTTTAGAATCAAGTTCCCATGTAGGCTTGATTTTTTCACTACTCTTAGGTATGAGTCCGACTCTGATACGAAAAGCCACTCACTAGCCACGTAATGAGCCTTGTTGAGCAATAGCTTCTGCTCTCTTGTTAATGGCTTCAATCTGTATCTTGTATCACCCAGCCTAATCCGTCTTACATTGTCGCTCATTTAGTTTCTCCATTTCTTTGTCCAACAGCGCTTGAAAGTCAAATGATTTATCTTTGTGCCGTTTAGCTCGATATAGTTCTTGTAGGTAATCGTTAGCACTCTGACGTTTCAATTGGCTACCAATCGCAGTAGATGTCAAGATTTCCATTTCCGCTCCCTTCGTCATATACAATTCCTTGTATGCCAACAGGAGTATCAACTACAGTTCCGTGTGGTAAATCATCACTTGCAATTACTACATACTCGTTTTCATCAACTACAAGCCCATGCTCATTTAAATGTCTGCCCGGTATATTAAGTCCACCACCGGGTAACACTCTCTGCGAGTACCACGTATAAGTGTAATCGCCGTATCTGACTCGCCCTAGCTTCTTAAATCGGCTACAACTGTACTTCTTACGGCAAGTTGGGATTTCCGGCTCTACATAGGTCTGCTCAACTACAACCGGCTCATTCTGAACTACTGTTGGCTCAATCTTCCCAAGCATTACATCATTTAAATAGGAAGTAACGCCGGCTGTCAGCTCAACTTTGCTATCTGCTTTCGTTGCCATTGGCTTTAAGGTCATAATTCCAATCGTTGAAATTGATAACATCAATATCAGTTTTTTTCTTCTCATGCGGTTCGCCCTCCTCTATGAGACAAAATGCAATCAATATCAGCCAAAATACTGTTACGATTGCTCCAACGATAATACTCGCTGTCTTAATTCCGTATGCCACCGATAATCCAAGGAAAAACGCAAATGCCAATGCTCCGAAAATCGAATAGCCACAGCCGGTATAGAATTTCTCTTTTAAAGTTCTTTTTCTCATACAATCACCTCACTATGCAAAACTCTGTTGAGCGTTTGCGTCATGAATAAGCTCATCAAGATACTTAGGTACGACATAGCAATCAATGAACTCATGCACATCGTCTATATACTTTCTCTTGATACTCTTATAAGTAGATACACAGCCATACTCACGCTTTAACTGCGTCCATATATCAGAAAATGTCTTATGCCTGATACTATTATCCCTGTATGCTTCGCTCTGCTTGCCACCAAGGATATTTACAACTCTGCGCTTAACATGCTGTTGTATCTCGTCAATATCGCAACTGTAAAGTGGTACATTTTCCTTAAGCTCGCTCACATCATCTTTGATGTCGTTTACTTTCTGCTCTAATTCTGTATAGCCCTGTGCCAACAACTGTATCTGACCGCCTGTTGTCTTTGGCATACCATAACTGCCTGTTTTTCTGATTGACGGAAGTACCTCTGATGTCACCCATTTACGAAACTTCCTCGCATTTTCTTTTCTGCTGTCAAGAATTACATCGTACAAACCATCTTCATTGACAAATATGGTATTCTGTATTCTTCCAAGTGAATCTGGGATGGGGTAATTTGAAATTACCTCGTCAGTAAGCCTCTGCTTTACTCCCTTTGCTGTAAGCTCTAATATTCTGCATAAATCTCCAAGGCAGAATAAAACTTCATCATCTTTAGTTATAGTTCTGATTTCTCCAAACTCTTCATTATTGAAAATTTGTAAATCGTTCATGTTTTCTCCTTTCTGTGGTATAATCTCCCTATCTTTTAATAAGGGGGTGAGTCACTTATGATTCTTAATGGTTTCTGCAATAAGCAGAACAAGGATTATTCCGTTGAGATTAAAATGATAGATACTTCCGACTTGGAAAAACAAAGTCTTGAGAATGGTCGGTTGGTCTGTCAATATGCAATGTCGTTTGGTTGTTGCCGCAACCCTAAACAATGCTCTATTCTTCAAAATCTCAACAAATAGTTCCTATTGGCTCTCTGAAATATGAGAGCCAAAATTAACCTCATAGCCGTCTCTAAATTTGATACTCTTAATAGTGCCTACATATTTTTGATTTAACTGTAGTGTTCGCAAGTCTGTGGCAATATCAAACGCATTCAGGTCAATTGTTAGTACAGGAAATCCAGCTTTGTCTTGTTTCAATTCATAGCTTCTCACTCCGTCTATTTTGTGACCGTCAATGCAGATTTCTGTAAAAATCTTTTCGCCCTCAACCTGTCTGATTTCGATTTTCGACATTTCTACTCCTTTCTCTCTACTCGATAAAATAAGAAACTTCTACACCAAAATAATTAGCAATCTTAATTAGCTTGTCTGTTTTTGGCATTGATTTTCCCGATTTCCAATCTGAAAAAGTACTTCGTGCCATTCCGAGTTCCTCCGACAGTTTGTAAAACGAAACGTTTCTAGCTTTTATGAGCGTATCAAGTTTTTTAAAACTCGCCTGTCGTTTTTCCTTATTCAATTCCCCATCTCCTTTCTTGACAATAGTTAGGAAATCCGTTACTATAAAAAGTGCCATATTAGGCAAAATACGCTAGGAGGCAAAGGCCTTGAAAGCAATTTTGATTTTGCCTGTTCCATATTTGCGAGGTCGCATTTAAAATGTAGCAATCGGTGTAGCGCATTTTGGGCAGTAAAGCTCGATAAAAAATCATGGTTGGCATGTCCGATAATATGCCGTGCTACGCTAGATACTCCTCTCAATCCGTCAGCTAATGGCGATTAAACTGCTGAACTTAAACTGCATAAGTGACGGAACATTTAAAGAAGCATTGTGTAGTACCAATGCGTTGAAAGACTTCAAAATGTATATGGTATAAAAAATATTGGAGGTCACTATGCAATACAAACCAAATTACCCAAATATGGATAAATTATTTCCGCAACACAAAATTCCTAAAATTGAATCACCTACATATGAAAAAGACAAATCTCCATACGAGCTTTTAGAAAGTCAGTCTGCTTATCTTGAAAAGACAAGCAAGGAACTTCACGATATGGCTCAATCTGCTAAATCTCAAGCCGATTCCGCAAAAGAGATTGCTGAAAGTTCTAAAACGCAAGCTGAACTAGCTATTAAAGAATCTCAAAAAGCTAGTAAAGCATCTGCCACTTCTGCGGTACGGGCAAACATATCTACGATAGTTTCAGTATTATCTTTAATTCTTTCTGTTTTTATTAATGCAGATAAGATAATAAAGACTGTGCAAAGCTTTCTATCTTATCTACCCCAGTTAGGACATTGATTAATATTGAAAGAATTCCACAGACAATCGCTATGTTTGACATGGTGTTTGCCTTTTTGCAATTTCCCATTATCTCTTCACAAGTTTTATGAATGTCGTTTGTATCCACCTCTTCATCTCCTTTCTTTCTAATCCACGAAACTCTCAACCGGCTCATCAAGATAGCTTGCAATTTTAATCATGGTGTCTAATTTTGGCTTGCTTTTATCTCTCTTCCAATCTGAAAGTAACATAGGTGAAAAGTTCAAGTCTGTTGCTACTCGGTATGATGTGATACCCTTTTTCTTCAAAATTTGCTCAAATCTCGAATATGATTGAGCATATTTCTTAGAATTATTCATTTTTTACGCTCCTTTCCTTAAAAATATATTGATTTTATTAAGGAAATCCGTTATAATGAAACTTACCAAGACAACAAAATAACAAAATTAAAACCTAGGTTTTAAGGCTTTCCTTAATCTAGGTCTAGTATATTATGGTTTTCTTTAATTGTCAAGCATTATTTTAAAGTTTTCCATAATAATTTATGAGGAATTTTTTATGTACGAATACTATCAGAAATTACTAGACGAAAAAGGCTTGAAAAATGCCGATGTTTCAAGAGCTACAGGCATTTCAAACATGACTCTATCTGATTGGAAAAGAGGAAAGAGCGAGCCAAAAACTAAAAATATGCAGAAAATTGCTGATTTTTTAGGAACTACCTTATCATATCTAGTTACAGGTGAAGAAAGTAACCCTATATTTGAACAATCAAATACAGGTTATGACATTTCAAATATAGACAGCAAGCTCAAAGATTATGTATTTAAGTTATCTAAATTGTCGGATAAAGAGCAAGAAAGTATTATGAATTTAATAGATGTGATGTATGAAAATACTCAAAATAAATTAAATTAATAAGAAAGGTGGTATTTTATTATGAGTAAAACTGTTAAATGTCCTAAATGGGGTTGTGATGGTGTTGGCATACCTGTTGATACCAAGAAAAAATTCTCATTCGGTAAAGCACTTGTTGGCAACACAGTAGGTGGTCTCTTCGGACCTGTCGGTGCCGTTGTCGGTACTGCTACCGGAATTAAGGGAAAGAATGGCAAAACAAAGTTTGTGTGTTCAAAATGCGGTAACGTTTGGGAAAAGAAGATATAACTACCAAGGCAGAGCTTTTACTCTGCCTCTATTTTTCTTTTGATGAATACATACAAGTACAATAACAGGTCTTTATCTTCCAAGCCCTCAATCATTTTAATTATTTCATCCTTATATTCCATACAATACTACCTCCGATACATCAATTATAGAACATTTGTTCTTAAACGTCAATAAGGACGGCAGAAAAATCCACCGCCCTACCGAAACTTGAAGAGTTCTCTTATTTGAGAACATCGTTACTGTATCACTTTAAAGTGTTTTATTTTGTCGAATATTGACAACATGGATTGCAAAGAGTAAAATAGCAAAAAAGAACTAGAAGGGGGATTTTTTATATGAAAAGATATAGAGAATACTGCATTAACAATCATTATGTTAATATTGGCGATTTAGATAAGCATTATCAAGGCAATATGGAAATGGTCTGTAGGCATATCGAGAGTAACTATCTCGTTGACCGCAAAACTTCAAGCTATTATGTAAATTTATACATACAAGATAAGCCGTTTAAAAAGAAAGATTCTGTATTAAGCACAATAGCTATTTGCTTTTGCCTGCCGCTTATACTATGCGCACCGCTTTTTCTTGATGTAATATGTATCATAACAGCACTGATACTTGCTATCATTGATTTAGCTCTTAAGAGTTCAGAACAAATTCCAAGGCGTCATGTAGGTTCGATTGTTGCTATTGTGATATGTGTTCTTTCTGCTTTAGGATTGATTTTTGTAGACCATTCAAGTGCTGATACCGCCAAAAGTGACAAGAAGTCCAATAATCAAGTTGAAAGTGAAATAGAAACCGAGACAGAGAGTGATTCTTCGCAAGGCTATCAAAGAGTTGAAGCTCGTGTCGGAGAGGCAATAACTTATCAAGACAGCATAAATGTAACTTTAACTAATTTTTATGAAAATACGAATTATGATTATGAAAAGCCTAAAAGCGGATATAAATATGTTACTTTTAGCTTTCAGGTGGTAAATAATAGTGACGAAACATTTAGTTTTTCTTATACTAATGCAACCGGATATGCTGATAACGTGCAAGTCGAAAACACACTTTATTTAACTGACAGCTCTTCGATTTTAGAGCTTTCGCCAGGTAGAACCGGAAATGTCGATATATCGTTTGAAGTTCCAACAAACGCGCAAAGTATTGAAATGGATTACAATTTCAATCCATTCGCAAATGATGTCGGAGTATTTATAGGGCAATAATCAGAGGGAGGGGAAAGCCCCCCTCTTTTTTTATTCTAGTTGTGAAGTAATATACTCATATTCCTCTTGCGATATTTTACCGCTTGCTACTCTGTCGAGCAGTTCTTCCTTGGTTACTCTGTCACTCTCGTATAGCCTTTTAAGGCTTTCAACTAATATTCTCATATTAAAGTACCCCCTCATCCATCAACTGCCTTGTATAGTTGTCTATTGCTTCCTCATCAGAGTGTTCGTTAATCTCTTTTGCCTGTTCCATAGCAATAAGATACTGCGAGTATTCGTCCTGTGTCAGCTCTCGTTCCTCGTACTCCCAATGCTTAGGCTTGTAAGTAAAATCATCCTCACTCCCTGTCGCTTCAACCGATTTAATGTTTTTTCGCTGATAAACGATATTCGGAGAAGATGTTGTGTCAATATCAAGCGGTTTGTCCGATTGCATACTTTCTACTAGCTTATATTCTGTCATATTCAATACACCTTGCCTTTCTGTCTACTGTTGAAATTTTGTGCTTTAGTTTTTCAAAATCTATAAATGGTTTAATAGTTGCAAGCTATTTGTAGGAAAGAGAAGCCCCGACGGCCCACCACGCGGAACCAGCCACGTTGGTCAAGGACACGGAGAACGCGCCACAATGACGGCCGGTGTTCAGGGTGCCACCGAAAAGAGCAAAGGCTATAATTGCAATGTCAAACCAACAACCATCAGGATAATAGGTCGATGATGAGCCTGTGATTGATGCTGGAAACATACCTAATGCCGTGTATAACATATCTTTGATATATCCGCCGCTTGTACCACTAGGAGTTGAATTAGGTATCTCGATATATCCTGTTCCATCAGTGTTATAGTTAGTTGCTTTGCTCCCATCCTTTGTTGATGGAGATAGCTTGACTTTTGCTATACCATTAGCTAGGATAAGTCCGGCTGTTCGTCTCCACTGATTGCCGTAGTAATTCTCCATACCAAAGACTTTAACTCCGGCTTTTCCGGCATTTTCGCCCCAAAACAGCCCTTTGCCGTTCATTGTACCGGTCTTAAGCAGTAAGTTTTCATCACTAGCATTTTCACTCATGCCTCGTCCGAATACATCTTGCGTGTCGGTAGATTTTCCCATGATGATAAGTAAAATATTAATCAAGAGTCTGTCAACATACTGCTCGATTTCGTAGCCTGTACCATTAGCTCTTGCATATGTCATTTCTTGACTGGCTGATTTTGATTTGATAACTGTTTGACCGCTTATTGAACGCAGCTTATTGTTGCCGTCAAGTGAGCCATTATAAATTGGTGTATAAAAATGAGATTTTTCATTGCCGTTAATGTCGATGAAATTTAGATTTTTAAAATCTTTATCAGCTTGATAGTTAGCAACATAAAGGCTTGCACTGTTTGGATTGCCCTTATCGGGTTCAATTTTCCACCATATAATGTCTGCACCATTGCCCCATTCCATCATAGCATTTCCATCGTAATCAATGTTTGCTACATCTGACGCACCACCATCTATTTTTTTAGTCAAGTCATTCTCGTTGAGGTAATAGTCAACCTGTCCATTCGTTTTGAGCATACATGGTTTTGGCATAAAAAAAGCATTCGCCCATGAACCGTAATCAAAAGTTCCACTTGTAAAATTCATCTTTGCCGGAGTCATGCCTACTGCGTCCGCTAAATATCTGACTCTTGTTTTTGGGTTACTATCCGCACTGTTGATGTGAACACCATAAATAACTCTTCCCTCGCTTAATTTTGTGCCAAGGGCTTTAATACTCTCAACAATTGCTTGCCCTGTTGTGTCTGATATAATGTCTATTCCGCTCATATCTAATCCTCCTTGCTTACATTGAGTAATCCGGCACTTGTCACGGAAAAAGTAATACCTCTTCCGTTTGCTTTTTGCTCGACAAGTCCGGCTTGCTGTTCTGCTCTTTGTGCAGCTTCATTTGCAGCCTTTGTAGCTGCGTTTGCTTGACTTACCGCCGTATCAATCTTTCCTGAAACTTGTGCGACCTCGTTTGCTTTTTGTGAAGCGGTCTGTGCTGATTTTTGAGCCTGTGAAGCAGAATTGCTTGCCGAGGTAGCCTTTTCTGTTGCAGTTTGTGCTGATTTTTGAGCCTTTTCTACCGATTCTGCCATGCCGTCAAGATAGCTCTGAATAAGTCTTTGAATTTCAACGTCAAAATCTTCAACAGTTCCCATTCGCTTAACTATTCCGGGCGCGAAACACATCCATATCTGCTGTTTTTTCGTGTCGGAGTCGGTCGATACCGCCCATTCTCCGGCTTTCATTTTTGAGGGGTCAAACTCCGCGTATGCCCCTCGTCTCATTTGAATTGCCATAAGCTATACCTCGCTTTCATCAATGCTTAATTTCTGACACAATCTTGAAAACTTATCTTCCAATTCATCTATGTGTTTTTGCATTTTATCAATCTTCTGCTCATCTCCGGCAAGTCTTAAGATTAGGAATTGCTCATAGTTCATGCCGTAGTACAGCGTATCATCATCCGATGTTGCTTTATTTTGGAAAATCATATCAAGATTTTCATCGACATGTCCTTTATCTTTAAGGTTCTCGATTATATCCTGTGCCATTGCTCCAAAATATAACGGCTTGTCTGAATATCCTTGTCTATTAAGATTGTATTGAAATAAATCAACTGAGCCTGCTGCGTCAATATAATCTTGATTAATTGCTTTAATATTCTTTTTTAAGCGTTTATCTGACGAACTCCATACCCAAGTAATATCAACTTGGAAACTTAAGGCACTACCATCCCAGTTACAATGATATGTATGCCCTGTTGTGTCACCACACATTGCATATCCTCCAGCTGATTCCCTAAATTTATCAGATTGTATCTCTTGAGCATACATTGTTTGCGCGCCTATAGAGCCTGTGGTTCCGTAGAGTGTAATCAAATTCTCATCATTTTTGACAATTCGCAAGACCGCACCATTCATCCAAAGCTCATAATTGTTTCCTGAATTGTCAGTAGCCTTTAAATCAATCGTTGAATTACTTAAATTTCCATTCAGCGCAATGCTTCCGCCGGACATATTAAGATTTGAAGCCGATACTTTTCCATCGCTATCAACTGCAAACACTCCACTGCCAATATTAATTGTTCCGCCCACAATATTCTTGCCAGTAATTGTTGTTCCTGTGATGTCCTCAGCGTCAACTGAACCGGCCTTAACATCAAGTGCATTTACATAGCTTGTAGTCACTGTGTCTTTGGTTATCTGAGTGACTTTAGCAGTAGCTTCAGCCACATTATCCCAAGCAATTTTCACACTGCTATCAAGTGCAATGCCTTTATTATCCAGCGTTACAAGTGTCTTTCCGTTTGCGCCTTTGACATACTGCTTGCCGTTTGTGTTATTCTCACCGCCTAAAGTGAGCGTGCCACCATGCGCCCAGTCAAAATTAATGCCAATAGCCGACATGATATTGAAAATAGCGTTTCCGTCTTTATCAATTCCGGCTTTCCATGTCTTGCCGTAATCATTTGATACAGCCATGCCATTAGCCGTTATTTTCCACTGTATATTGCTCGAATTAAGGTCGGCTTTATTGTGCATAATGTAAATAATTGAGCCATCCTCTTGTTTCTGCTCGGTCTTAAAAAGTCCGAGTGATTGAGACATTAGCTGTGTCAACAATTGCATTTGCTTGTCATATGCACTTAGTTGCGCCTGCGCGACTTTCCTAGCTTGTACTATAGCCTTTGTCTCGTTACTGAATTTATCAGCACTATTTCTTGAAGCATTTTCAGCGTCACACGAAATTTTTGTACCGCTTCCAACTGTAAATGTTCGGTTGGAAATAAAACAGCTATAGGTATTCTGCTTGCGATCCGTCACAAGTGCTACGTCTCCACTCTCAATTAGTGGGTTTGACAAGAGTGTAGCATCAAGAGGTCTGAACCTCATGCCACCGATTTTTTTGAAGATATAATTTGCAACTGCCTGTGCCTTGTCTGCCGAAATAAACGGATTATCAGAGATTGAGACTACATACCCCTCTTTTCCGGCAAGAGCATTAACATCTTTTGCCTTATCTTCTTTTGAGGTTACAGTTACTTTTACCCCAGTGATAACAACATCATCAGTCGCAACATTCAAGTCTTTTTGCGTATAAACATTGTGGTAATTTCTCGCTTCTGTAAATGTTCCACCATCAACGCTATCTCCACTTGAATAGTCGGTGAAATTTCCACCATTCAGTGTATCTCCGTCAGAATATGGTGTAGTTTTTGTGCTAAAAGTTCCGCCATCGTAGCCTTTACTGTCGAACTGACTCATGTCATACCAGCCGATAAGCAATTCGCCATCGTGACCGCATTTGCCCCACAATCCGCTCAACTGTAAGATGTAAGCTATTACCTGTCCATATGTGAGTTTTTGATTATCACTCGGTATCTCGTTAATCACGTAATCAGAGTTATCAAATCTTGCCATAGTAAAAGGTACATCACACTTAATACAGGCGTCTCTGACTACCTCATACGCTGTCGTAGGGTAGCTTAAATTGCCGTCATACTCACGATTGAAATTATTAATATTGTCAAGGCAAGTAAGTGTTATGAGTGAGCCGTCATAGCTTGTCTCGCTGACTCTATACTCACCGATTTTTAGTTTTTCGGTTGTGCCGTCAGAAAAACTTTTTGAAACATATGCTGTTACGCTTGCCTTGTCAAAATCATACTTGCTGTAATCCTCGTAAATGTTATTCAGCTTAATTTTCAGTTTTCCGGCAATCAAAGCCCCGATTGTGAAAGTACCATTGCTTGATGTTGAGTCATTAACTTCGAAGTCATTCGCCCACAGCTCACTATCACTAATAGGGATTTTTTCACCGCTTGCCGTAACTATGTCAGTGAAGCAATTTACATTTATATCATTGTCGAGCATTACTGCTCTTTGCCATTTAGCCGATACGTTAAGCATTAAATCACCGCCTTATACTTCTATGAGGTCGAAACTCAATGTCTCATACCTCTTATTGTTGATAGTCCATATCTTGATAGGTGCGCTTCTATCACCTACATAGAATGTACGTGTTTCATCAGTGCCACTCATAGCGTCAGGATATGTCACTCTGATATATTCGGGGTTTACCATTTGAAGTATCTTTGCTGTCCTAGCCGTGTCTGTACCGCTCCATGACAATTTAAGTTGTCGTTTCTGTGCTATTCTGTTTTTATGCATTTGAGCGTCCTGTGTACGTCCACTATCGCTTGCAGACACATCAATCAAGCCCCATTCAAAGCTTGACGGAGTAGGTAATTCCACTCCGTCTACTAACATCATCGCCATACTCTGTTACCTCGTAAAAAGACACCCACGCAAGGGTGAGTGTCTTAGCCAAATTCATTTGCTACAATATATCGTTGTCCATGCTTTGCTTTACCTACCTGTGTCATGCGATAGAGGGTTTCGCTGTCGCATTTAAACACGTTTTCAATGATAGGTGGTGCAGAGTTTCCACCGACATTAGAGTTCATCATTACTTGCGCCATGCCCTCCATGACAGCCTGTTTAATTCCCTCGGTGATTTGTTGGTTATTTGCAACTACGTTTTTGCCGTTTGAGAATTTACCGACCAGCTCGTTGTGATTAATAAAAGCCATGCCGTCCTCTCCCCTTGGGAAAATTCCGCCACTAGCAAGCCTTGGAATATGTACTTTCGGGACTAACGATACTCCGTTCCAATTTGCACCAGCCACCTTAGCAGCCATAGAAACAACTTTGTTAAATCCTCTTAATAAAGAGTTAATTCCACTGACAACAAAATTAACACCATTCTCTATTTTGGAAATAACGTAGTTCATAGCTCCTGTAACACCGCCTTTTATCGAACTCCACACATAATTAAATTCGCTTGTAATTCCGTTTTTCATAATATTAAAGCAGTTTGTGATAGGCGAAATAACATTGCCATTAAACCAACCCGCCACGCTTTGCCAAGTAGATATAACAAAGTTCTTTGCTGTGCTAAGTGCCGATGTTATACCAGCTTTCAACATATTAAAAAAGTTTGAAATCGGTTGTATTACTGTACCGCTAAACCAACTTGCCACCCCTTGCCATGTTGAAAATACAAAATCTTTTGCTGTCTGTATCGTTGTCTGTATAAACGTTTTTAAAAAATTAAACAGATTTGAAATTGGAGTGATTACATTATTATTGAACCACCCCGAAGCTACTATCCAAATTGCTTGAATTATTATCCAAATACCTTGAAAAATCTGTTGTGCTCGTGTAGCAAAGCCTTTAAAAAAGCCAACTATCGGTTCAATTACTGTGGAACTGAACCATTTCGAAGCTCCTTGCCACACAGTTACTATGTCTTTCCATAAGGAGCCAAAAAAGCCACTTATGGTTTTCCACATATCTTTAAAAAACGAAACCACAGGCTTAATGACATTTCCATTGAACCAATCGCCAACTGTTGAAAATAGTTCACAAATTGTGTTCCAATTATCTTTTACCACAACAACAATCGTTGCGACTGCTGCCACTATTGCTCCAACAATTACCGCCGGCAATGCTGCCACACCAGCTAATATTGCTCCGATTGTGGCTAATGCAACACCTATTACCATTAGAATTTCATTTACCCAACTAAATCCGTCTTTTAACATTTTGACAAAATTTACGATAGATAAAATTGTTCCGGCTATTGCTGAAAAAGCAGAACCGATTGTTGCTAATAGGTCTACTGCCCCTGTTCCGAATGCGGCTGTTATTGCATCACCCAAACTTAAACCACTGAATAGTCCTTCTATAAGTAGTCCGAGATTTGTTGACAATGAGGCAAAAATGGTTTTAAATGCTTGCATTATTGCCGTTCCAATGCCAGCTCCTTCTACAAGCTCAAATCCAATTTTTGAAGCTATTGCCTGTGCTATCGCTTTTGATAATGATTTTCCAATAAAAGCGAGTGCCACTGAACCCAATTTTAACGAAATTATCTTTTTTATCAGCAATGTGCCAACTATTATCTCAACAGTTTTGATGTCCAAATTGCTTAAAAAGTCCGTAATTCCTTTAAGTATGTCTTTCCACGACACATTTTTAATTGCCGTGGTTAGCATGGTGTATATTCCTTGCACCCATGCGTTAATAGTTTTTGCTAGTAACGCAAAATCAAAATTCTCAAAAAATCCATTAATGCCGTTAGCGATCGACAAGCCAAAATTAGTCCAATCGAATGTTGTGCCGAATGAATTGAGGAAATGCAAAGCTGTGTTTAGCGAACCGGCTATTGTTGCGCCCAAATCATAAAAGAGTCTTGGGCTGATTAAACCATTGAGAAAATCTGCAAGCCCTTTTCCAAAATTGTCAGCTTTCTGATAAATCTTCTTCCAATCAATGCTCTCCATAGCACTCGCAAGAGCGTCACCGATGTACTTTCCGAGTGAGTATAAATCCTTGATTGATGATTTGTATTTTTCGAGCAATCCATCGGTCTTTTTCAGCGAGCTATCAACACCACCTCCAGCTCCACCGCCACCGGAACCGCCACTGCCCGAACCGCCACCACTGCCACTATCGCTGTTATCGTCAAGTGCGTGTATCTCATCTATGCTAAGCAGTGTCTTTTTCAGTTTTTGAGCTTTCTTATTCGACTTATCGGCACTATCACCAATGTCTCCAACTCCGCCAGCTATGTCCTCCATGCCGTCAGCCGTGGCTCCGCGACCGCTTATTTCGATAGTCCATCCAAAGATTGCCCCGAGTGCGTCAGCTATAGTTCTTGTGAAACTGATAACCTTAAGCATTACCTTGTTTAATGCTTGGACAAATGGCTTTAAAGCATTGATTACTACGCTACCTATGATACTGCCCCATGCTTGAAACTCTTGCTTAAGAACTCTTACACTGTTAGCCCAGGTATTTGCGGTCTTAGCAAAATCACCCTGTGCAGCTTGCGTATTAGCCATGACATAATTGTATCTTAGCAATACCTTTTCAGCTTGCGTCATGGATTTGATATTTGCATCAAGTCCGTTTTTCATAGCCCACTCTGAAAGTGTGGCTTGTGTTAAATCAAGTCCGTATCTCCTTAAGGGTGCAATTGTTCCTGAAAAAATGGATTGTAAGCTCTTTGCAACATCAGCTTGGTCTACATCGTAGAACGAAGCCATGTCACCGGCTAACCTTGTAAGATTAAGCGACATGTCAGCCATACTGTCTGTAGTCTTGTATAGCGTGTTATTTTGGCTCATAAGAGCTTTATTTGCCACCGCCGTACCATTTGCCACTTGTTCTGATGAAATGCCTATAGAGGTTCCTAGTGCTTGGAAACGGCTTGATATTTGCTTAACCGTCAGCTCCGACATTCCAAAGTCTTGAATTGATGTTTTTGTAAAATCATCAACCTTACTTGCCATATCACCAAATGTGGTATCTACTACGTTTTGAACCTCTGTTAATTGGCTTGCTAAATCAACTGCACTGCCTATTTTTCCTACAGCTCGCATAACCATCCAATAAGTTGCGTAAAACTTACCGATAGTTGAAGCCAAGCCCCTGAATCCACTCCTTGTACTCTTAATCGACTTGCTCGTGTTCGAAAAGCCTGTTACAAGTGACCTACTAGCCGAACCAACTTTTGAGCCTTGTTGCGACAGATTAGCAAGTGCGTTAGTCATTTGAATAATGTTGTTGCTGACTCTCGGTGCGCTAGATAATGTTGTCATTACCTCTTTCAAGGCACTACCAAGGTTTCTGATATTGTCTGCAGCATATCCGGCTGATTTTGAACCGAGCTTTGAGATTGAAGCTGTTAGCTGTGTAATCTCTGCTGATTGCTTTGATATGCTCGCAAAGCCCGACAATTCTGTTGCCATGCTCTTTAAAGCACTTGCCGAGCTGACAAGCCTTGCAGTATCAAGGTTGCCGAGCTTTTCCATGTTGGTTGCAATCTTGCTAAAGGTACGTGTGTCAATACTGCTCACACTTCTAAGTGATGTTGCAAGTTGTGACATTCCGCTCGCAAAATTGCTTATGCTTGCACCATTGAGGGAATTGAGAGTATCTCCAAGTCCTTGCAACTTAGCTTGTAAGTTGCCTATGGCTCTACTCGCTTGTTGCGCATCCGACTTGATTTGAAGCTCAATGCTCTCTGCCATTTTCTCACCTCCCTGTAATAAAAAAGAGCTACCCTAAAGTAGCTCTCATGCATTTAGTCTTTGAGCAGATAGTATGTTGTAATCAATCCAACATATCCATCTTGCTTAAGACCTCTATTCTTTTGAAATACCATGACACATTTAGTGAGGTAATCCGTCCACTTGCCGTAATCAGTATCAAGTTTGTAGAAATGATACTTGTCATGCAGAGTTTTTCTCAACCACTTAAAGGCTGTCGGGCAGTTATGCTTCTGACCGCTCCACAGATTGTGATTTTTGGCAAATCTCTGTGAATTAGCTCCAAACTTGCCATCTTCCTTAAGCTCGCCTGTGTCAAATCCAATGTTCATGGCATGTTGCCATTTCCTTACATCATCATTATCGAGGTAATATTCCTCATTACCTTTCCAAGCGTTATTCTTTACCGGAGTTGCTATTGGTGCCGAACTATTCTCTATTCCATCACCCTTATTAAGCTCAATGTATAGTAAGTTAGCATCAGTGCTGTTATTCAGACCGCTACAGGTAAATGCGCTCGAATACTGCCAGCCATACAGAGAATGTTGAATAACAGGCTTCTTTGCACTATTAGGCTCATCACCAATAGACATCCCCTTAGTTGACGGATAGCGCGCAATCCAAAACGGACAGTTAATCTGATTTGCGTATGGCGCAATGTACTGATTGTAAAAGCTAAGCCCTGTGTATACACCAAAGTTAAGCCCAGCACTCTTGATAACACTCTGATATGTGTTAATTATGTCAATAAGCGTCTGTCCAAGTCCTTGCTGGCACTTATCTTCAACATCTAACCAAACGAAAGTTTTTCTTCCGTTAAGCGTCTGAATGACCTTGTTCGCATCCGTCTTTGCCTTGTCTACTGTTGTAGCGTATGAGTAGTTGTAAACACCTTGTATCGGCATTCCTACATCAGTACAGCCTTTCCAGTTTTGCTCAAAGGTCTTATCCGGATTAAGGTCTTTGCGGATTATTTTTAGGATTGCAAATTGCACCCCAGCCCACTTAACCTTACTCCAATCAATATTTCCTTGATATGACGATACGTCAATTCCTTTATATGCCATATTTTCACCTCATTAATCAGGACTTTCAGGTAATCCCGACTGTCTTAATGCGTTAATTCGTTGCTTCATTTCGTATACGGCAATTTCCTCATTAGACTCCTTGTATTTAGGCTCGTTATCTTTTGAGTATTGCTCATTTAATGATTTCTCAATGTATTTTGCTCTTGCTTTGTTGCCATTTAAGGCTCTGTCGATAGCTGTAAGAGTTGCACTTAATCCGTATGTGCCCCACCAAGCCCACATGTTAGAGTCAGATTCTCTTTGCTCGAGCATATAAGCCTTTGAATAAGGCTCTAAATCAGCCGGACAAGACATATCTATGTCCTCAACGCTAAATCCATAGCCTTTAGTTGCCAACAGCCAATATGGACGGATTTCGTTGCAATAGACTTCCCATGTAAGCTCTTTTACTTCTTGATTGGTTTCTTCTTGGCTGTCTGTGCCTCTTTCGCCAGCATCTTTGATAAAAAACTGTTTTTCTCCATTTCAGCCGACAAATCGTTGTAGAGCGACATTATATCTCCACCCTCTTCATTCTCTGGGTCGAGATAATCGTCAAGCAAATCATACATCTTCGCTAATTGCTTCTCTTTTGCTTCTTTATCGTCAAAATCAAAGCCAAATTCGTCAGCGTGAAACTTTTGCAAGCCCACGAGCAAAAACTCCGGTAAAAATCCAAGCATGTTGTCAATGACTTCAAGTCCCTCGCCCTTTTGCTCCATTCCTACGAGCCTTGGGATAATTTTATTCTTATATACCGGTGCATATCCGAATTTAACTGTGTATTCTTTTCCGTTTAATTTAATTTTCATTTTATCTTTCCCTTTCTCCCTAATTTATATAGGGAAAGAGGCAGTTTTAACACTGCCTCAATTACCTTGCTATATTGTATCTTCAAGTTCGCTGTCAGCCGTGCTATCATCATAGCCAACCGCTACGGCTTTTTTCGATTGGCTCATGATTTTTTTGTGAGTGTGATTTCTGCTGGATAGCCTTGGTCATCCTCTGTTACCGCAACATCGTAGTTATCCTCAATCCACTTAGGCACTGTCTGAACTGATACAGTTGCAGTTCCTGTTAAGTGGTCATCGGAAGCTTCACCTGGGGCGAATGATTCCTGACCAATAAAAGCGCAGATACCCTCTGAACCTTTTCCGTCTGTACCATAAAGAATGATAAAGTCGAGCTTCTTGCCCTCGTTAGTTACCATCTCATCCTTATACTTTTTCTCAAAAGCTCCCTCAACTTCCATGGAACCGGCTGAACGTCTACCCATTTCCTGTGTCTCTACTAAATCCTCAAGAGTTGAAGTATCTACCATGTTCTGTGAGCCGAATGGTGAGGGAATTGATTTTGCTCTAAGTAAGAGCTTGTAAGTTCCAGCCCAATAATCACCACTTGTGGCAGATGCGGTTGGTGTCTTGTAAGCAATTCTACTTTTTAAACCTGTTGCCATTTTTATTACCTCCTAATTTTTCATAAAAAAATAAGAGCCAAAAGGCTCTTATAATCTATCATTCCAGTCGAATGACCGCCTAGCACGTAATGTTGCTGTCCATATTTTGCCGTTTTTCCTAGCGAATGGGATTGTTGTCAGCTTAAATGACATAGCTTTGTATTCATTAGCCACTGTCTGCGCCACATTTAAGGCTTCTGAACGGCTTTTATTCGTTGTAACAATTACTTGTGCCGTAAATAACACTGTATTTATTCTTTCACACTCTAAATCCTCATTCTGTTCAATAGGTTCGAGTGCCTGAACAAGCACTGTCGGGAAACTAGCCGTTGCACTGTCCGACTGTTCCTCTTGCGTGAATTTTAGCTTGGGATATTTAGTTTTCATTTTTTTCTCACATCGGGTTTTTACAATCGCATATGTGAGATTTTCGAGGTCGTAAACCCATTGATTTTGACTCGCCACTTTATCACCTCAACTAAAATTTTTCCGTGCCGTTTTCATAATGTCATTTTCCATTTTTAAAAATGCGCTATACATCGGCATTGTAGGTGTAATGCCGTATGAATGGTGTAATTCTCCACTTTCGTCTCTCCAATACCAACCCTCGCTGTCAAATGCGTGTGTCTGTCCCGGAAAAGTTCCCTGACCGCCTCTTGTATCATTAAAGTGTGGTTTGGCTCTCCAACCCGAGCCGTATTCAGCCATAAGCAAAGGCGATACATCAACTGTTTTGAGTCCGTCTGCCGTTTGCCATGTGCTTTGTATCTGCCCTGTTTCCGTAGCAAGCACAATAGCCGTACAGCCGTCCGTTGTATCTTTAATTTCGTAACTAAACGTGATATAGTGTCCGAAATTGCCTGTATTTGCTCGTGCTACAGCAATGCCATTACTAGCAAGCTCTCCGACAAACGCTATGCACTTGTTCTGTAAGCGGTCTTTATATTTTTCAAGCTTGTCTATCGCATCTTGTATAGATTTTTCTGTCAGAGAAACGTCAATCTTCATAATTACACTTCTTTCACAACTGCTTTGAGCATGTATTTAACTGAATAGAGAGAGGGCTTGACCCCTACTATTGTAAAGTCTGCGGAAGTTGAATCAACTAATCCGTTTTCGTCCTTTGTAGGCTCACTATCAAGCCAAATAACGTCACCTTTTTTAAAAGGGTATTCTCCTCTGTCTGTCAGCAAAACAGCGTCAAAATCAGCCGTATTAAAGCCATATTCCTTGTTCTGTGCTTCTCCTCCGTCAAACGATATATTTGCCCGAAAATTAACAGGCTCCGAAAAGCCTGTTTCTTCATGGGTGTAATATATTTTCTCTCCATCCTCCGTCTCGTAAAACTTTAGATTTCCGTCCTCGTCTTTTTCATAGACTGTGACAGTTTGACCTTGAAGCGCGTACTTCATGGCTTGTTTATTAATGTCAAGCATTGTTCTTTACCTGCTTATAAATCTGATTAACACCTGTGCTTGATAATCCGGACACAATTCCAACTGCGATTGCATTAAGAATGTCATTCGCTGGAAAGTCTGGTATTACATACATACCTATAATGCCTAAGATACCGCCCGCAACGCCTACGATTATAGGAATGTAATTATCCTTAATGTGTGGGATTGCTTTGGCTCCTAAACCTATCAGATATGTAATTACAACGATTGCAACTACTGTTGATACTGATGTTATATCCATTCTGCTACACCTCCTTATCTTCATTAAGTCGCGCTTCCAATCCGTCTATTCGGTGGTGTGCTGACTTAACTCTTTCCTCAACTTTAATAATCCTGTTATCATGAGAATTAAGCTCTTTTCTCATCTCTATAACTTCATTCTTTATATCTGCTGTGTTGCCTGATATTGTGTCAAGTTTCATATTTATGCGTGTATTTTCCTTTACACGTTCCGTAAGTTCTGCTTTGTCAGACTTTTTGTTGTTCTTAAGATTAAGTCCCAAGGTAAACAGTCCGAAAAAGACGGAAAAAGCAACTGAAATAATGCTTATAATTACTGCTATTGGCATTGATATGCCGCCTTTCGTCTTTGGTAATTGGCACACCGCCCACCACCACTTAATGTGTACCGCCTGCTACCATATTGGTAACGCACAATCTTCTTTTTGCTTATAGCACTTTGACAAAAGGAAAAACTCCGACAAACAGCTTATCTCTATCTTTCCATGTACGGCTTACTCCGCCCTCACTCAATGCGCTCATGTAGTTTTCACCGGCTTGTGAATGGTCGTAGACAGCAAGATTGATAACGACGTTCTCAAACTGCTTTAAATCAGCGGTTATATCATCATCAGTGAAAGTGTCCGGATAACACCTTTTCGCTTTTACATCTTCCGTGGCTTGCTTAATAAGCTGTTCAATTACCGGATTATCTTCCTTGTTGTCGAACACTACCACATCAGATGTTGTATCATCATCGTTTGTGGCAGTTTCAATATGAAATTGTTTAAGTCTGATTTTAACTTGCTCTAATGTGGTGTATTCCATGCTAAGCTCCTTATAATCCAAACTTTTCAATTAACAGTTTCTTTAGCTCTGCTCCTGTAAGTTCTTCTGCATTGTCTATACCTTGTTCTGTGGCAAAAGCCTGTAAATCAGATGTAGACATGCGATTAATGGTTGTCTTGCTATAATCAAAAGAAGCTCCGGAATTATTATTTTCCGGAACCTCTTCGCCAGCGTTATACCATTTACCATTATGAATCACTATATATGGATATTTCATAGTTGCACCCCCTACTCTTCGCTATGAACCTCATATACGAATGTGCTATCCATATTCTCATATGATGGAAGAACAACCTCGGAAGCAAATGTTGACATCTTCATAGGTGGTCCGTACTCTGTCTTTGTAGCAACTGTGATACCCACACCATATACTGTTACATCTACATCAGCTACCTGTCTTGCAGTTCTTTCTTCCGGTGTAGTACCAAACCAAGTGCTACCGAGACTTCCCTCCGGAAGAAGTGTAACCTTGTTATCCGGGTAGAAGTACTGCTCCTTGCCATCATCATCAATGTACATCTTATCGTAAAGTACGATAGTGAGCTTTGTTCTCTTCTGCACTACTGAAATAACAGTATCATCGTCAACATCAATAGTTGCTGTAAGGTTCTGTGCGAGGATTGAGTTTCTTATCTGTGCATTATCAAGCAAATACTGAAATGTATTGCTGTTCATAAGCACATATCTAGCAATCTTGCCTTGCTTCTGTAACTTCTTTCTTGCATTGTTAAGGTCTGTAAGTGGCTTTGAATTAGCTGTATCGCTCCACATGCTTGTGCCGGATAACTTTGCGTAATGGTCTTTTGTGTATGAGCCATCTTTATCGTAATCATAAGCGTACTGAACACCATCGCTCACAATGGCGATTACCGGGTGGCCCGCGCTTGTTGCAAGAAGTGACATTCTCATACGCTCAGGTACAACTTCCGCACCGCTTACAAGGTTGTTAGTATCGTCATATACGCTTGATAAAGCACTTGCAAGGTAAGGGTCATCTGCTGATTGAATACGCTCGATTTCAAACATTTCCTCTTCACCAACTGCCATTCCCTCACGGAAAAATGCCATCTGTGTTTTTTCCTTGCTTAATCCCTCTCTAGCTCTAATTGTTGGGATTGTGTCAAAGTTGGATGGTGCAAGTGATACTGGAAGTCCTTTATGTGTCTTAATCCAGCTTAAATCAAGCCCCTGTTTCTTTCTCTCCGGAAACCACTGTAAACCGAGATAAGGTATCTGATTACTAGCGTTTTCTGTTGCTGATAATGCGATAGACTTGCTGTCTAATACTTCATTAATTAACATCTGTTTACCTCCTGTTATTATTCAAATACAATCATTGGAAGAGCTGTCTTAACTGTTTTGTCATATGTAACGCCTGAGTGTGCTTCTGCTACCTTTGTGTTAAGATATGCTTTCTTAAGCAGTACTCCCTGTGGTCTGTCCTCTGTTACATCAAACCTTAAAATGCCTACTACTGTGGCTGTGTTGTCAGCCTTGCCGGTTGCTCCGATTGGTGTACCCGCTTTGACAATCTTCTTGCCCTGTGCATTTGTAGTTGTTACACCATCAAAATCAAGTGTCAGTGGGATTGCCTCATTAGGCTCTCTCTTTAAAATCTGAACATCTCCAGCGTATGAAGTCTTTTCATACTGCATATTCATTTCCTTTGCCATTTTTTACCTCCTGTTATTACTGAATGTAATGTGATAAAATGTTGTTGCTCTTAGGTGTGTCAGATATAAGGCTTTCTGCTATCTTTTCAGCATTTGTCTTATTTCCTGTATCACCATCATTATTGTTACCGCCATTGTTTGGATTAGGAGTAACTTTGAGTGCGTTTTTCTCATACTCCGCTATCGCATTGGCTTCTTTGTCGGACATAATTTTTCCAAGAACTGCCGTGTCAAAAGAGCCATCCTCTTTTACTACTGCCTTTGCTTGTTCTGCAGTAATGCCAAAATCAGACATTGCACTCTCTCGTAAATCTCTGACAGCATTATCTTTCTGTAGCTTGGCTATCTGCTGATTGGCTGTATCTAAGGCTTTATTTGCCTTTTCAAGTTCTGTCATGTTGCCAGCCTGTAGCTCGTCAAGCTGCGTCTGTAGCTCGTCAGCTTTGTCGGCTTTAGCTTTATACTGATTGGCTTTCTCTTTCTCTCTTGCCATTTCCTCACCGCTCTTGTTAAGCAGATTTGTTATCTGCTCATCCGTTGCGTCCGGGAAAAGCTTCAAAACATCATTTCTTGTCATTTCAATTACCTCCGTAACTCACGCTTTTGTTATCGCGGGTCGCTCCCGCCGAGTTTTTCTGTTGTTTAACGCACAACTGCAAATTTTGTATAATAAAAAGCAACCTATAAGTTTTCCTTACAAGTTGCTCATTATTTGTAATATTTAACACTGCATCTACACCCTGCTATTTCTTTTACCTGTGCCCCTAAAGAATGGTCTTTCGGAAACATCATAAGCGAGTTCCCGACTTCAAACGGCTCAAAAATATCAATTCTCTTTCTGTCAACTTCTGCATGTGTAGGTCTGACATGTGAATCTTCTTTCGAGCGCCACTCTTTTGTTTTGTAACCTTGTTTCACCATATCAGTTTGCAATCTGTAATTGCCGACTGCATTAGCTTCATTCGCAGCTACATTTTTTGCTCGCTTCTGTGAAGTAAAATACTCTACTTCAATATTTTGTTCAGTGGCATCAACTACCTCATTCACAATGTACCGGGCATAATCCGTAATGTATGAGGGTGTTTTCTTTGCCTTACAATACTGTGTGGCAATGCTCTCATATCTGATGATAAATTCTTTAGTGATAGTTGTTATCTCTGTTTCTTCCTTGCCGGATAGCAAGGCAAATAGCATAACAAAGATTTTTTCAAACTTTTCAGCAAGTTTTTTTCTATCTTCCTTTTCCTCGTCAGATAAATCCATCTCACCAAAATATGTGTCGTAATCTATGTCTTGTATTTCATTTTTGTTAAGTGCGTGGATTTCGTCTGCCATATCAAGCTCCAAAATAAATTGACAGCCAATTATTCATCGGCTGTCTTTCCATTGTTCTTATCATCGTTATTACTGTTAGGTGTAGCTGCTGTCGGCTGTTCTTCCGGGAATAACATTTCCATGCGCTTAGCACTTTCAAGAGTGACTTGTTCAGGGTCACTAAACATGTCAATCGTCTTAACAGCCCTCTTGTAATTGATACCGCACCTAAGTAATATTTCAAGCACTTCTGCTTTAACAAGCATGTTGTCTAGCTTGTTGTGATTAATGTGTATCTCAACATCGCTAGGCATAAGCGTAAAGCCCTTATTAATTCTCAGTCTGTTAAGAATAAGCCTAAGTGCCATTCTCTCTGATTTCTTAAGGATAGGCTCATTAATAGCCGTCCTAAGTCCAGCATCGTAATGTCCATTTCTCAATTCTACAGCCGAGCCGGTGTCACCGCCTGTGTTGCCCTGACGATTTGCGAGACCTTGAATACTTAAAAATCTTTCAAAAAGGTCAGTGAATACCACTTGCCCCTCTGTCTGATTAAGCTCGCTCGTCATTACGTCAACATCAGCCTTGTTGTCTGAACCATTGTTAGATTTAACTACCAATGCTCCCTCTTGTCGCATTTTTCTAAATGTATCTATGTCAATCTCGCAATTAACGAATTTCACCCATGCAGACACAAACTGCTCGACACCATTAATTCTGTCTGATGTAAGCACGTTGATAGCATCTGTAATTGCAATAGTCATTTCGATGTCAGATAATCGCCTTGCATTGTTTGGATATTCAATCACCGGAATAGCTCTATTTCCGTTTATTCCGCTATCGTAAATCTTGTCGTTACGAATATCAAACCACTCATTATCGGTGAACACATAATAAATATTTGCTCCGTTCTCATCCTCTCCGATTTGACAAGAGAATGCCGGACGTCCGTTTGAGTAGTATGCTACAAACGTATACATTGGATTTTCAGACGATAGGTAAAAATCGCTCTCATCAAGCAACTGTCCTTGTCCGTCATCGTTACCGATAAATCTGTAGCCAGTACCGCATATACTTCTCCAACGATGTATGTCTATGTCGCACTCTTGTTTACTTTCAGAGTCCATCGTAATGTTAAGCTGTGTAATTTCTTCCGACTTATGGTTATCAGTACCACGTAGCACATATTGGATTGGCTCGGCACACATCTCTGCAGTCTTTCTCTCAACAAGCTCATATGCAAGATTTACAGCAATCTTGTTATTGATTTCCGGGCGGTTCACTTTCTGCCGATACAAAATTGGTTGGTCACCACGATAGTATCTGTCAAGATACTCAATCTCAATAGCATTTTGCTCGTGAATCACAAGTGCTTTATTCAGTTCTTCGATTATGTTGTTTTTTGTGATTTGCCTTAAGTCAGTTTACAAGGAACTACACGCAGACCACGAAACGGGGGCTGCTGACAA